GCGCCGCGATAAATGTTGGTTGCCGAATCCGCAGGAATAGACTGCGCTACTGCGGGGTAGGTTGTGCCGGGCGTGTAAACAACAGCAGGCAGATTGGGGATTAAGTTGCAGTTAACAAACTGCGTAGATGCGCCGCCGTAGTTGGTAGTGCCGCTGGTAGTGACTGACAAATCCATGTCAGCTTCTTGAACCAAATCAACATAACCTACGTTACGCAGGGGGCCAAAACGCGAATCGCCCGAAAGTAGGGGGCCTTCAAATGTAGAACGTGCCATGACAAAAAGTCCTTATGCAAAAGAACCCTTACCAATCGTTGCATCGTCTGCTGGGGCAGTGGCGGTAAGGGCAATCACCCAGATGCGGGCAATATAGCATGTATTTAAACTGCATGCAACCAATGAAAAAGGCCCCCGAAGGGGCCTCTCTCAGTTGGGTAATACCCAGCTTAGAACGAACCGGAGCTTCCGTAGATGCCCAGAGGATCCGACCAGCCGAAGCTGTAACGCTCACGGGACTTGTAACGGACGTTGCCGGTATCAAAGTCGCCGTCCATCGAGTTCTGGAGGGGAACACGTTCAAAGTGCTTCAAACCGTTTGGAACGTCAGTGGTCAAGAACCATGCGTTTACATCGGTCAAGAAGTGATTGACAGTGTAGCCCTCAGGGATAGAGCCGTTGTTCTTCAGTGCGTTGATATCGTTGTTGTTGGTGCCGACGCGGAGTTCGGTTTCCAGCAAGCGAGTAGCAACAAACATCAGTGACGGAGGAACAATCAGCTTACGGGGCTTAGCTGCAATCAGCAGGCCACGCTCATCCGTCCAAGCAGCGATAGCGATAACGGCGGCTTCCAAGGAAGTCTCGTTAAGGTCAGCTTGCGTAGAAGGTGTATTGCCGTTGGTTCCGCCGTTAACCAGCGGGTGAGCAGTGTTGAACAAAGAAACGCCATCACCACCAACATAGCCAGCAGAGAAACCATTGTTCAAAATGGAAGCTCCTTTGACTTGCTTGGTATATGCCATAGCACGGGCCAAACCTTTGGTATAGCGAGCAGACAGGCTGTCGTACAGGTTATCTTCAATTGCCTCTTCGGTAATTGAGAAACCCAAAGCGATGGTTTCGTGGTTATAGCGGGCAGTCCATGCTTCCTGCGCATTGTCATAAGCTAGGGCAGAACCCTCGTTCTTAACAGGTGCAGCAGAGAAACCGGACAGTTTGGTTTCTTCTTCAAAGCTACGTTCCGAAGTTTCGGTTTCGTAGATTTCTTTATGCTCTTCGCCGTAGCGGGCATATTCCAGACCAAACAAAGCGTTAAGTCCGGGGAGCAACTCTTTGAGTAGCTGGGCGCGTGAAATAGCCATAGTATGTTACTCCTTATACGGCGGTTGCAGTGTAATACTCATGGATACCAAAGTTGATTTTCACCAACATTTCTGGAATTTGAGTAAACACAATAGTTGAGCCAGATGGGATAGTCGTTGCAGTCAATCCCAACGAAGTCGTTGCCACGTTGATGGTAACGCTGGTAGCACCGGCAGAAGCTGCGGTGGTTACAAACGAACCGGTACGGACAGTTTGACCGTTGGAAGCGATATACGACACGTCAGTACCGGCAACAATAGCGCTAGGCAGGCCAGAACCGGTCAAGGTAATGGTCGTGGAGCTAGAGCTACCAGTTGCAGAAACCGCGCTTGCAGTATCAGGAACCACGCCAACTACGCGCATCGGGAAGGTGCTGGTAGTCAGAGTTGCCGAGTACAACAGGGCGTTGGACGAATTGCCGGTGGTGTTGCTGCCAGTGGTATTAATCATCTGGTAGTTTTGACCAACCATTGCATAGCTGCCCGAAGCCACGGTAGTGCCGGACGAGCAAACAACAGCTTTAAACACGGTGTCAGGGTCATCACAAACGATAGCTTGTGCGTCACCTGCCAGCGTTGAAGCGGGCCAATACTGCGAGAAAATTTTCTGGCCGGTGCTTGGGTTGGTGTAGGAGCAGCCGAGGAAAATCCCGACCATACCTGCCGCGCCGCCACCAGTAGAAACCGACTGACGTTGAGCAAAACCTTGGGCTACCTTTACAAAATCTCCGTAATAGATAGCTGTAGCTTCACCATATTGAATAGGAATATTGCGAGTGGAACCCGCAAATACCTGCCCACCAATCAAATTGATTGGCTTTAGGCCGTAGGGGGCCGAGACCGTAGGATATGCCATAAAAACTCCTATGTTTAATTTCCACCAACACCAAAGACAGTACCCTTAGTGCTGGACGATTTGCGTTCCGAAAACTTCGACATACGGGGATCATTGTCCCGCATGAAGTTGTTATCTACAGATTCCATTTGAGCGTTGTTTTGCTTAGCATAATAAGCGCCAATAGCATTAACTTGTTCTTCGGAGTTTTTGCATAGCATCAATCCTCCAATTTCAACGTTACCACTTGCGTTGCCTTGCACCATCAGTTCGGGATGGTCGCTCGCTTTAACCGGTTCCCACCCGTCGCGCAATTTGCGGGACACATTAGTGGGGTCTGCCTGACCAAGGATGTGAGTTGCTACCCAGCGAAACTTCACCCCCGGTATAGGATTTGGATCGGGCAATGTACTTGAAGGTTTGTATTCATAGCGCACTGTCTTCTCACGGGAAACCATTTCTCTCGATGTACGTGTATCAGCCATTGTTGTTCTCCAATTTTGCAACTTGTGCAGCATATTGCTGCGGGGTTAAACCAAACTTACGTGCTAAAGCTATCTGCGTCGTTGTCATCTGGATTCTTTTGGAACCCGTAGACCGCGATGCCGGAGCTACAACTGATGCCGGTCTTGCGCCCTTCTCAACAGTGGGTTTACCGAATATCTCGGGAAACGTTTTCTTAACGCGAGCGTCAATTTGCTCGTAATACTCATCACTTTGCGGGTCAATTCCCGAATTAACTAGTTTTTGATGCAGCCCTAGTGAGTAGCTGGTAACTTCTTCAAATCCATCTGCCCCAAACCACTGGTTTTTTGCCTGCCAGCGCAGAGATTTTTCGTCTGGTTTAGATGGTTGTTGAACGAATTGTTGCGGTTGTATCACATCACTTGCGGTCTGTAAAGGGACAGGCCGGTAGTTTTTAATACTCTCCAGCCGCCATTTTGCGTCCGTAAGCGCTTCTTGCGCAGCCAAGATGGCATCTGCATCAAATGCTTCTTGGGCTACTTTATATTCCTTACGAGCTTTCTCCAGTTCCGCCTGAGCAGCACCGAGAGCCGAGTTAGCCAAGTTTTTTGTGCCTTCATTTACATAACCTTTCAGCGTTTTGTTTTCTTCCAAAAGCTGCTGGGCAAGGCGCTCAAGCTCCTGTTTTTCACGCAGGGTTGCTTCCTTTGCTCGGCGTTCGTCATGGCGAGAGTGGGTCAGTTCTTTAATACGCTTCTTTACGTTATCAGAGTATGACTCCAGCTCATCATCGGTGGGATCTGCCACCTCTTTATCCAAAGGTTTGCGACCTTGGTCGGGGGCGGGGGTGTCATCAATAATATCAATCTCAAACTCTTCCTCACCGCCCTTGTGTTTTTTGTCTTCAACTTCATCCGGAAATTTAAATTCGTCCATGATGTCTCCTTATGCGCGGGTAATACCACGGGGGTCGTCAACAACTGCTTCCACTTGATCATCATTAATCAAGCGAAACTCCTTGCCATAAATCTTGAAACGTGTGCCAGCGTATGCCCGCACAATCACAAAATCTCCAGCCTTTGCCCAAGCCCCATTGGGAAACTTAGCGGGGTCTTTGAAAGCATCGGGGCCTACTTTCATTACGAACAGCACGGTGGTGCTATGTTCTTCTGCGCGAATCATTTCGGAAGTTTTAAGCAATTCCAGTTTGGTTCCTGAAATTTTGTCCGATACGTCCGGAACCACGCACAGCAACCGATAGCCTGCGGGTTCGGGCAACAGCGTCGCCTTCTCCTCTGGGGTCTCTGCTTCTGGCGGCACTTCCGTGGGTTGAATTTGCTTGGGTAGGGTTAACCCCGGCGGCAGGATAAGGTCAGTCATCTTCATTTTCAACTTTCTTCAGCAGGGCCAGTAAGTAAGACTCTGCGGTAGCTAGGCCCTGAATAACACCGCAAAGTTTTTGATACTCGTCGTAACTCCTGCAAGCACCACCAGCCATGTCATCGGCATAGTTGTTCATGTCTGCACGAATTTGTTCCCCTAACACGCGAGCAAAATCTTGAATCATTCTTCATCCTTTGGTGGGACAATCTTTTGTGCTGATTGCATGAGTGATTGTTTAAACTCATGTTCTTTGTCTGCAACACCCTGCTCTTGTGTTGCACGGTGTTTGGCGATGTCAATCATCGTTTTGGCTTTGTCATGCTCATGCTCGGCTTTTGTGCGGGCAGCATCAATGCCCATCTTCATGCCTTCGCGGTGCTGCTCAGCTTTTTGCTTTGCAATCTGCAATGCGGTTTGCGACTTCATTTGATTGCGCTGCATATCATGCTGAGATTGATCTCTGCGCATGTTGTTGCCCAATTTTGTGCCTTCCAACTGCATTTTGGCCCGCAATTCAGCCTCTTTTAGCTGGGCATCTTTGGCTTTTTCCTGCGCCGTAAGAGACAGTTTTTGATTGTTTAAACGGTCATTTAGCTGTATTTTTTGAGCTTCAAGCTGCAATTTTTGTTGCTCAAGCTGGAATTCCTGTTGCATTTGCTGGGCTTTGAGTTGCAGTTCCTGCTGCTGCATTTGAAGCTGTTGCTGCTGCATTTGCACCATTGGGTCTTGCGCTTGCTGCTGGGCCTGCTGCTGTTGAGCTTGCGCTTGATTGATTTGCAGAGCCTGCTGGCTGGCCTGAGCCAACATGCCGGACAGTGCATATTCAATTTGAGGATCAAGATCATCATCGTTTGCTGGCAGAGACATGCCCAACTGCGTTTCAATTTGTTTGCGGTACTGATAACCTGTATGTTCTGCAATGTGGGCCATAAGCGCAGCTTGGATAGCTTGTGCTTGCGGGTTTTGCCCGATGAGCTGTTGAACAATTGGATCCTTCAACAGGCCCATATGCACGGCAATGTGAGATGAGTGATCTTGATTAAGGAATGCTTTTAATGGCACTCCCTTCAGCACGTTCATGTTTTCAGTAACGGGATCGGTTACTGTTTCATCTTCTGGCAAAGGAACAAGCTTGTCGGGGTTTTTAATACCCAAAATCTCCAACATGTTCCGATGCAATTGCGGCATGTTGTAAATATTGGGAGCAGATTGAGCCATC